CTTTCATCCGAGCCTGAGTAAAGATGAAAGCCTCAACTTGCGCCGTTGTTAAAACCGCTGGAGACTTAGTAGGCGTGTTAGCCCGCTACCTCCTCCGCCGGTCCCTAGCCACCATCCAACGTAATCCCAAGGTGGCTGTGTGTGTTGGGATTGGAGCGTTGTATTACTATCGCAAAAGTGTGAGAAAGTACGTGTGTCGCGCCAAAGCAGTAGTTCGGCTGTCTATTGGCCCTAAGGTGTTCACCTACCTAATCGATCGCACGTCCTGCATGCTCCATGCCGCGGTCCTGAGAGATCAGTTCCGCCTGATGAGCCTTGAGCCCATGGAACAACGGAGCATTGGCCATTCTCACCCCCTATCTTCTGCCGATCGCACTGGCGCTAACAACGCCATTGATAGATACGTGACGCAAGTCGGTTGGGAGACGTTTTCGAACTCCATGTCAGCGCGTGACATAAGGGCAGGTAATGATGGCTCACGCTATTACTACTTTGCCAAGGACTGCGCTATGCCATCACGTAACAGCGCCCCGAAGAGAGGTCAGGTCATAAAGATGATTGACGTCGACTACTACGGTAATAACGTCCCGGAGTACATGTCGAAAATGCACCCCATGTTGCTATACACCTTTGTTCCTCAGCATTGCGGTGGTAGCGTCGTCGATGGGGTGTTTTCCATAAAAGACGACATCGTCCACTACCAATCCAATGGTGGCGCTAAGTACGAGCACCGCCTATGGGATTACGACACAGACCACTTGGTCGTGGATGATTGGCTCGGCAGCAGTGTCTACTTAGTCGAGTCAAAGAAGACGTGCGACCCAGATCGACGTCTTGTTGCCCTCTTCCCTGTCAGAAGGATTTGGGGGCCCCTGGGATGGTTCCTCCCGGGTAAGAGGTTGGAGCGACGCAAAATAAGTTATCCAGGCGTTAACATCATACGCTATCTGGACACCAATGTCCCAATGGTCAGTTTCAGCAGCCCTGGCCATGATTTTGCGTGCAACATACCGGCTTCAACCTGGTTTTCAATCGCCGTCCGCCTGGAAACCAAAGTTACGAAGGAACTAATTGTCGATGTCACACGTGGCCTCAAATATGGGGGACTTGATGACAAGAAATCCACCGAGAGCGGCGCGCATGTCTTCGCACTTTTACAGCATATAAGAGCAGTTGCAGACTTTGTCCGCCTCCCAGTCTTGTCAGACACTGGTAAAGCCATAATAAATGATGCCAGTGTTCACTACCAAACCCTTTTACCCCATCCTTATGAGGACGGTACGCATAGCGCACGCATTACATCTGCTGCGTTGTGCCATTTTGGGAACGTTGCACCAGTGCGGTCCATTAACAACGACACTAGCTGTGTGCAGGTGCGTATCCTAGACGCAGTCAACCGGGCGGGAGCCTGGCCCGGCAGATACTGGAAATATGCCGAGGAATTCATCACACATCTAGTCCCAACAGCACAAAGACATAGTGGCGTTCCGATGGACCTAGAGCAAGTTTTCGAACTACAAGCTCGGCCCAGTCAGAAATCATCAGCCGCTGATGCCATGCCCTGGGCCTACATGTATCGACTGACCGTCAAAGCCTTCCAGAAAGCAGAGACTTATGCAAAAGTCTGTGCTAGTCGCGCCATATCAACTGTCAATGCCGATCATCGTACTCGGTATAGCTCCTACATCTATCCTTTGACATCGTCGTTGCTGAAGCCCCAGAAATGGTACGCTTTTAGCAAAGACCCTTTGGATGTAGCTAACAGCGTAATGGCAATGGCCCGCGGCAGTACGTATATTGTCCCGACAGACTTCAGTGCCTGGGATGCTACCCATAGCGAGGATCTGGCAAAATTCGAGTTGGCTCTGTGCCTTCGGTTCTTTTCAACCGAATACCACTCGGAGATTAGCCAGTTAGTAATGGAGCAATACCGAGCATCTGCGGTCACGCGCCATGGTGTCAAGTACAATTCAGGCTGGGCTCGGTTGTCCGGCTCGAGCGACACTAGCGCGTTTAATTCGGTTGACAATGCCCTGGTAATGTATATCACCAACCGCGAGAGCGGCATGGGCGCCGACTTGGCCTGGAACCGACTAGGCCTCTTCGGTGGTGATGACGGCCTGATGGCGGATGTCGACACCGTCGTCTTGGAGAAGGTCGTCAAACGGATGGGACACAAAATCAAGGCCAAGAAAGTCTATCGCAATACACCAGACTACGTGACCTTCTTGGGTCGCCATTATCTAGATCCGTGGACTACTGCTAGCTCAATGGCAGACATTCAACGCCAAGTCCGTAAATTACACCTGACTGTGTCGCCTGTTGGCGTGCCCCTTGATGTTGCCCTTTATAACCGCGCTGTTGGCATCTTAGACACAGATGTCAAGACACCAATCCTGGGCTCCTGGGCAGTTTGGGCACTAACGAAATTGGAGACCAAATACCGTGACGGACAGCTCGACAGCCTCTTGACCGCCAGCATGGATAATCTCCGTGCTGACCGCTCTTGGTGGTCTAAGTTCGCGTCCGACCGCCAATTTCCCCAAGACGAGTGGGATAGTGCTAGGTCATTAGAGATAGCAGCAGCTGATCTAGGTGTTGACGCTACAACGATAGTTGAGGTCAACAGCAGCCTCTTAGCTGGTGAATTACCAGTCGGTGTGTTCGATCATCTTGAACGCAATGTCACCATTGAGGCTCAACTGGGTGACGAGATCCTCAGACCTAGTCCACCATCAGATACGGCTACCGATACCTCCTCCGCTGACAATGGACTTGATGTTACAGACACCAACTCTGTCACCAGTTCAGCCGCATCGTCACGAGTTATGGATGCTGCCCGACGTTCCCGTAGCCCACCGTCGCGAGTTCGAGCTACTCCACGGCGCACAAGCCCTCCAGCCGCTAAACCAACCGAGCGGCGTAATATGGCTGTTCATGGCCTCAACAACAAAGGCCGCGCGCCATTGGAGGTACCGCCACGGCACGGGACCGATACTGTTCGGCGACGAGAAACACGAGATGTACAACAAGTGCCTCCTATGCCGCGGGACGACTGCAATCGCGACCACCGCCAGCAGTTGCCCGACGGGACGCAAACGTACACACAGCGAGATGGTCGAGGACGAGCTTCTGATGAACATCCGCGCCGACCTCCCCGCCGCTGTGACCCAACGGTCAGACGAGATCTACCAAGCACTCGCCAGCCTTAGTGTCAACGCT